GATTACACTGTCTCTTTAGACAGCAAAACAAACGTGGTCACCCGCAATACAGACCATCTTGAACTTCAGGCAGCGCACTCTTGGTATTCTGATTCTAGTGTTAGCAAGACGGCTTACACAGATGCCATAACGGCTGGTAAAGCTTATGTTGCTGGGTAACTAAACAGTTAACCGCATTTGATAACTGAATAACTTCGGTTTCCAGTTATCAAGCACTACCCACTAACCTTGATCCTACGATATCCACTATCGCAATAAAACAAATCTTATAAATATAGTAAAAAGGATATCTTCATGGCTATACCTACAAGCAAGTCAACATTTAAATCGTATTGCCTAAGGGCATTGGGTTCTGGGGTTATTGATATTAACATATCAGATGATCAAGCAGATGATCGCATTGATGAAGCTCTACAATACTTTGCACAGTATCATTATGATGGTATTGAGAAAATGTATCTCAAACATCTGATTACCGAAGCAGATGTGGCGCGGGGGATCGCAAATGCAACCACAACTGGAACCGATACAGTAGATGATTCTATTACTGATACATTTCTAGAGGGTACTAATTATATTCCGATGCCTTCTGCTGTCGTGTCTGTAATACAGGTCTGGCCATTCACGGGTACGGGCGGTGGTAGTAACATGTTTGATGTTCGTTACCAGTTGCGCCTTAATGACTTGTATGACCTATCTTCTACTTCTGTTATTCAGTATCAGATGGCGATGGATAACCTAGACCTTCTAGAACATATTCTCGTTGGAGAAACACCAATTAGATTTAACCAACACCAGAATCGTCTTTACATTGATGGAGATTGGACAAACGACTTCGTTGCTGGTGAGGACTATATCATTGCAGAGTGTTATCGCAAAATAGACCCAACAACATTTACAGATATTTATGATGATATATTCCTCAAGAGGTATGCGACTGCTCTTATTAAACAACAGTGGGGCGCAAACCTATCAAAGTTCAGTGGTGTTGCAATGCTTGGTGGTGTTACCATGAATGGTGATGCTATCTATTCACAGGCACAAGAAGAGATTAATAAGTTAGAAGAACAAATTCAACTTACGTTTGAGTTGCCAGTTAATTATATGATAGGATAATTAATGGCGGTTAATAAACATTTTCATTCCCCCGGCCTTGCAGCTACCACAACCAATCAACCTCGTGCTTGGCAGTGGCGGTCGCACTTGGCAGTTGAGAAATCTTTATATGCTGACTTAGTTGCAGAAGCTATTCATCATAGGGGGCATTCTGTATATTATCTTGATCGTACATTAGTTGCAGAAGACAATGTTCTTGGAGAAGATGCACTATCCAAGTTTAATAAACAATCTTCCATTGAAATGTATATGGAAGACTCTGGTGGTGGTTACTCTGGAGAAAAAGAACTAATGTCCCAATTTGGTTTGCAGAACCTTAGTGAAGCAACCTTCGTTGTAAGTAAGACAAAATTTCAAGAAAAAACAAAACAATTAGAAATAGAAACAGCAACAGACTTAACATCGTCTGGTTCTATTCAATTGGAATCTGGTACGGTATCTGATAGTCAAATATCTTATATTTTAAATGAAACTGATGCAACTGATGCAGACCGTCCTTTTGAGGGTGATGCAATTTATCATCCAACGCTAAAGAAATTGTTTGAGATTAGTTTTGTAGATCACGACGATCCTTTTCATCAGTTAGACAGTAATCCAGTATACAAGATGCGTTGTCGTTTGTTCGATTACGGTTCAGAAGAATTTAGTACTGGTATTACTGAAATTGACGCAATCGAAGATTCTCTATCAAGTGCAAGTTCTGAATATCAGTTTACTCTTGAAAATTCATCAATTGTTGGCCAACCTTTAACTTTAGATTTTATTGATTTGGACCTCTCTTCCGTAGATATATCTTTGGATACTACAATATTGTCCTCCGATCCTGCTTCGTATGGTGAAAGTATCCTACTTGAAACTGGTGGCAATGAGTTCCTTATAAGTGAAGAATATGTAATAAGGGATAAGACAATTCAAAATGAGTTGTTTGATACATTGGATGATACTGTAATGGACTTTAATGAGTCAAATCCATTTGGTGATGCAGGGAGTACAAACGTATGACCACAGGTCAAATAGCTACAGCTGAACAATCACTATACGCCAACTTGATTGCAGAAGCAATTCAAATTCACGGTCATGATGTATATTATCTTGACCGGACACTAGTTGCAGAAGACAAAGTGCTTGGCGAAGACGCACTATCTAAGTTTAACACCCAGTCTCTTATCGAAATGTATATGGAAGATTCTGGTGGTGGTTATGCTGGAGAACAAGAACTGATGTCTCAGTTCGGTTTACAGAACCTAAGTGAAGCAACCTTTGTTGTAAGTAAGACAAGGTTCCAAGAGAAGACAAAACAATTACAAATCGAAACAGCAACAGACTCAACATCGTCTGGTTCTATTCAATTGGAATCTGGTACAATTACGGAATCTGCACTAGCGGGTGAGATATTTTATATTCTAAACGAATCTGATGCGACTGATGCTGATCGTCCCCTAGAGGGTGATGCGATTTATCACCCGGTACTCAAGAAACTATTTGAGATTAACTTTGTGGATCATGATGAACCTTTCCATCAATTGGATAATAACCCAGTTTACAAGATGCGATGCCGCCTGTTTGATTACGGTTCAGAAGCTCTTGATACAGGTATTACTGAAATTGACGCAATTGAAACTTCTCTCTCAACCGCAAGTTCTGACTATCAGATTACTCTTGAACAGGCAACTATTGTTGGTGAAGGATTAACTGTAGATCGATCTTATTATACTGCTGATATATCTAATGTTACTGTAGATGCTGTAACAATTAGTGCAGATGACGATCCAGCGTCGTTTGGTGAAAGTATCCTACTCGAAACTGGTAGTGATGAATATATTATATCTGAAGACTATTATATTGGTGATTATGTGAATGACAAGACCTCACAAAATGAATTGTTTGATACATTAGATGATACAGTACTGGACTTCAGTGAGTCAAATCCATTTGGTGATCCTACATGATTATAAATAGTATTAGGAGAATTTAGATGGCAAATCAATCAATTGGAATAGGTAGTGCTGTAGACGATGGCACTGGAGATACTTTACGAGTAGCTATCGATAAAGTTAATGATAATTTCTTAGAGATTTATACTCTAATTGGAGATGCATCGTCTTTGACCAGCGGTATTAGTGCAACTGCAACAGTGGTGACTTTAACTGCTCCTCTGGTTGCGACTAGTATTTCACCATCAAGTACAGATGGAGCAACACTTGGGACAACATCATTGGAATGGTCTGACCTTTATCTTGCAGATAGTTCAATAATTTACTTTGGTGCAGACCAAGATACAACATTAACTCATGTTGCAGATACAGGCCTGTTAATTAACTCAACTAGACAACTTCAGTTTGGTGACTCTGGAACATACATTCATCAAAGTGCAGATGGAGTTTTAGATTTAGTATCAGATACAGAAATAGAAATTAATGCAACTCTGATTGATGTCAATGGTAATTTGGATGTCTCAGGCACAGGTGTTATTGCTGGCGCAGTTACTACAGCCGCACTAACTGCTAGTGGAATTATCAAAACCGATGATGCTACACAAGCAACTTCTACAACTGATGGTTCACTACAGACTGACGGCGGTTTGTCTGTTGTTAAAGATGCAGTTATTGGCGGTGCCGTTGATATTGCTGGCGCAGTTACTACAGCCGCACTAACTGCTAGTGGAATTATAAAAACTGACGACAGTACGGCAGCAACTTCTACAACAGATGGATCATTGCAGACTGACGGTGGTTTGTCTGTTGTTAAAGATGCAGTTATTGGCGGTGACATTAAAGTCAAAAATCTTGGTGTAATTACAGCTGCAGGCACTGACTTTGAAGCTATTGAATTGGAAAATGAAGTTGGCGATCTACTAAGGGAGGACGGCGGCCGTGTTATGTCAGAGACTTCATCATCTCTAAGTCTCGGCGGTGGCGGATTAGTCGGATTTGATCTTGATGGCCCTTTAACTATCGGTGGAAACTTGGTTATACCTAACGGTGGATTTGTCGGTTCTGCTGGTGATGCTAACTCAATTGTAATTTCATCTAGTGGTGTTGTCACTATGAACCAGATACCAGTGTTCAGTGCTGGGTTGAATGTATCAGGTGGTACAATTGCTGGTACATTATCTACTGCTGCACAAACAAACATTACTTCACTTGGTACATTAACAGCACTTACTGTTGATGACGTAGCTGTTAATGGTAAAGTTATTACTATGACAGGCGACACTAGTGATACTGTTGTATTTACAGCAGGCGCTGCTGGTACTCTTAGCATTGTTACAACTGATGCTGCTGGAGCGGCCGGAAATATCCAAATAACAGCAGATGGTACTGTAGACATTGATTCCGCTGGTGTATTGACTTTAGATTCTGGAGCAGCAATTAATATTGAACCAGCATCTGGTTCAGCAATTCTATTAGACGGAACAATCAGCATAGACGCTGGTGTAGTTACTGGTGCAACAAGTATTACATCTACTGCATTTGTTGGTGATATAACTGGTGATGTTACAGGTAATGCTGATACTGCAACCACACTTGCAACTGCTAGAACAATTGGTGGTACATCATTTAATGGTAGTGCCAATATTGCTGTAGGACTTGCCGCAACTGCAACTGCACTAGCAACAGCAAGAACTATCGGTGGAACATCGTTTGACGGTACTGCAAATATCGCAGTTGCTTTGGCATCTGTTGGTACTGCTGTTACAGTAGCAGATGAGTCAAGTGATACAACTTGTTTCCCATTATTTGCAACTGCGGCAACAGGCGATTTACCACCCAAGAGTGGTACAAACCTAACATTTAATAGTAGTAGTGGTCTATTAACTGCAACACTATTTGCTGGTGCTTTAACAGGTAACGTAACAGGAAACGCATCTGGTACAGCCGCAACTGTTACTGGTGCTGCTCAGACTGCTATTACTTCAGTAGGAACATTAACAGCATTACAAGTAGATAATCTTAATATAAATGGTAATACATTAAGTTCAACTGCTGGTACTGATTTATTAATTACGCCATTAGATGGACAACAGATTGTTCTTGATGGTGCTATTATCATTGATGCTGGTGTAGTTACTGGTGCAACAAGTATTACGTCAAGTTCATTTGTTGGTGCATTAACTGGTAACGCATCTGGAACTGCTGCAACTGTTACTGGTGCAGCCCAAACAAATATTACTAGTGTTGGTACACTTACTGCACTTCAAATAGATAATCTTAATATAAATGGTAATACATTAAGTTCAACTGCTGGAACTGACTTGTTAATTACACCATTGTCAGGTCAACAGATTGTTCTTGATGGAGCTATTGTTATTGACGCTGGTGTAGTTACAGGTGCAACAAGTATTACATCAACTGCATTTGTTGGTAACGTAACTGGTAATTTGGCCGGTACAGTTTCTACTGCAACACAAAATTCAATAACTACTGCGACTGGCCTAGTGTCAGTAGGCGCATTAAACTCTGGTAGTATTACTTCTGGATTTACAAGTATTGATGTTGGTGCTGGTGCAATCTCAACAACTGGTGCAGTTACCTATGGATCATTAAATGATGGAACAACTGCTCTAGGTGCAACCGCAGCAGAATTAAATATACTAGATGCAA